CAAGGAACAGTTATTTCTCATAGAGGAAAGACTATAACAGATATAGGACAATCTAAAGGATATAGAAGTTTTGTAAATTCACTACAAGAACCTAAACGATCTAAAGTTGCCTTAGTCCCTAACAATATGGAAGGTCGTCCTGATTTGTTAGCTTATGCTGCATATGGTAACGAACTTCTATGGTGGGTTATTGTTGAGGCAAATAATGTATACGATTATGAAATAGACCTGAAAGCGGGAACCCAAATTCTTATTCCACAATTATAAAATGGCAAACACAGCTGCGTACAACGCTAATGAGGTTGCGGCAGTTTACATGTCGTTAAACCGAGATGATCTTTTGTCGTCTGATGAAGGAGGCAACAAGTTGTCTGGGGATATCTCCCTCAAGAATGGGTTTTATGGGTTATCGGACCCCATGAACTTAAGGGGTGTACTTGAGTCTTTTGAGTATGATGTAGCATCACCGAACCGTACCTCCTACCGGATTAGAGTTCTAAACCCTACCAGTGAGTTGGAGACCATATTGATGGGATTTTACTCGAAACTATTCCCCTCCGAGGTATCTACGTTCCATACTTTCAAAGACGATAGTGAACGCGAAGCGCGGTGGAACGCGGTGGAAGCTATTACGGGGCAAGGCGCTCTCCCAGAATATGGTTCGCTGCCTGAAATATACATAAGATTTGGGTATGGAACGAATGCGCAGTCCGGTCTTTCCAGAATCCATAAATGTAGAATGAACGGCCTAAAGTATATGGTGTCTGAGAAAGCAGACAGAGTAATTGAAATTCATGCTGTTGATACATTTTCTTACACAAAAGACAATCCCCGTTTTAATAATAGACAGTATGTAGCACGTACACAAGCGTCTTATGAACTGAGCGGAGGGGGTGGTAAATTTGCCTTAAAAAAGCCATCTGCTATTCTCACTGAGATTTTCGCGGATTACTTAAGTACTTATCCTCAATGCGTCCCTGCGGTGGATTTAGGTTCATATGCAGATAGCATAGATCATCTAGTATATTCAGTGGCTAAAGCCCTAGCCGAAGCTGACAAACTAACCAAAATTGATCAGCAACTCAAAGACTGGAAGACCGACTTACAAGCCCCGGAAGAAGTAGCCGCGAGCGACCTTTCAGATGCGGAGTACAAAGCCATCGAAGACCTCTTGGATCGTCCATTAGCAGCACCCACAAAAACCGACAAGAAGGCTGTAGGAAAGGTAACTCCCCACATTCTTTACCAAGCATTTAAAATGGTCTTCGAATCACTTGGGATGAAGTGGGAGATGAACCCGGTTGGAAGTCCGGAACCCATAACAGGTCCACTCTCTCCGGACCAGCTCACAGACAGTAATATTGACCCCAGCATCTCCGCGCAGGAGCAGATTGGCGCTACTACCCCTAACTATAATATTAATATTAAGAATGAGTGGTTAGAAACTCGCTCACAAGCGCAGTTCACGGCGATAACTTCCACCCTGCAGCCGCAGTATAGTGGGCAATATAGGTTAAGTTTTTGGCCAATGATCCTTAAGTCTGGGGAGATTCGACAACTTACTCAAGAGGAGAAAGACGACCCCGCCATTAACCCTATATGGCTTAACGCTGGAATGGTGAACTTACAGCATTATGAGTTCGAGAAATACAAAAACAACGATAAAAACTACAAATATGCTTTCCCTAAAGATAAATTTGCGGAAAAATATGCGGAGCTAATCAGCGGCAAAACTTTCGTCAAGCTTGCCAATCCCTTGAGCAGCGTAACTCTAGAACCTATTCCCGTTTCGGTTCCAGTAGACGGGATCTCTTTGAGACTGCATGGGGCAACCAGTACGGACTGGAATACTCTTGTAGGTCCTCAATATGACGTGGTAGAGGCAGGTTTTGATCACAACGTCAAGCTAAATTTGACGCCGTCATTTTGCACCCCCTTAATTGATATGAATCCCTCGGGTCCCGGGCGTATCGCGGGCACCCTCTTCAGTTACAAATTCTGGAACGATTTACCAAAAAATGGAGAGTGGGAACCACTCAGAGAATGGGCTAAGGCAGCCGACGCACTTGAAGACGAGGCGTTAAAGGATCTCATTCCTGATGCCGAGGATGACGAAGAGTTCGCTGCGCGAGCGCGAAACAATCACCTAGTAGCCTTAGAGCCGACTAAGGAAACCGCCTTATGGATTTACTTAAATTGGGCGAATCACGAAAAAGCGGCCCAAAAGAGAAGAAGTGCGCAATTGAAGGATTTCCAAAAAACGGTAGGTTCGGTTGGGGCGGGGGCAGCATCAATGGTGGGGTCATTGAGTTCACTTACACCCAAGAAGCCCACCCCAGCGGCAACATTTGCATCATTCATCGATAAGCATAGCAACGCATATGTTTCTATGGGCGACGATGGGCAAAACCCACATATTAGTGGGTTTTTGACGACCACTCTCAACAAACTTAACAGGTTGCTAATAGGTAAAAGCACGAAGATGAGAATCGAACAGGTTCAAGTCAATATGCTTTCTGTAGAGGATAAGAAAGCGTTGTCGAATAAGTGCACCCTTCTCAAAAATGTAACTTGGGATGAAGTGTGGGCAGAAAAAGATAACTGTATTATTTTGGCAATGCCAGGAGATGATATGAAGAAACAGTATGGGGATCCGGTTATTAGACCCATACTTTCTTTTCCGCAAACATATAGCGTAGACGTAGGAGCTAAGTACATGTTCCTGGACTACGGAGTCCCTAACTCCATTATAGGGAAACTAGATTTTACTGGGGTGAATCGCCCCCTTATTAATATAGCCCAAAGTCTCTTCAGCGTTCGACGATTTAATGACGTAAAACAATTATTTGATGGTACTACCACCTTATCTAAAAATATTCTTACAAAAGTTATCTCAAATGGTCTTTCTAAACAAATAGCTACCTTGAAAGCTGCTCCAAGTCCATCAACTACCACCGGGGCAACGCAAAAAGTAGCAGACCTTGCCAAACTCGAAGATCAACTTAAGAGAGTAAGGGAGGACGAATCTGACGTGGAAATGAATGACGAACTGCTTATACTTCTCCCCACCGTGATAGACTCTTACCAAGTTGAAACGAAAAACTCCAAAGACGAGTTAGAGGAGATAATAACCCCGAATGCAGCCAAGCAGGTAAGAATGTTGGCTAGTCTTGTCGCCAACGATAAATGGTTAAATCTTCTTTTTCCGGATGCAGATATTGATGGTAAAGATAATACTCTTACTACACAGGTCCTTATGGTGCATAAAGGTACATTGGAAAAGAAAGAGATAAAAAAAAGGATTTTGCGACGACGTGTGGATTTGGAGGGTATTAGAAGTCGTCTAGGTGATAAAGAACGGCTTGATAAAATGGTCGACACAGCTTACAATTACTCTATTGCTATGCAACAGGAAAGTTTCAAGCTTAAAATAACGACCTTGGGTATCCCAGAAATTGACGACCCTGCGTCGGAATTCCTAAGCAGACGAGTTTTGCTTAAGTATTACGATCCTCGACTAGCTAATGGAGCGCAACACTGGTTGAGTGGAGTGTATAGCATAATCGGATTTAAACACCGCCTTAATCCCTCACACGGATTCATAACTGAGCTTACTGTGCAGAAACAGCCTAAGGAAAGCCAACTTAATATAAAGGACACAAGATAATGGTAACCGAACTCCAAAAAGCAATCGCCGACCTGGGTAACGAGTCTCAATTGGCTCAAGCCCTGGCATATGTATTTCAAAATTTGACTACCCTTGGTGGCCAAACTCCGGTTCAAGAGGAGATCGCATCTCAAACCGGTACCGGAAGCTTCTCTTTTGGATTAGGAATAGTTACGCAGACCCTTGATACTGAAAAGGCAGGTAGGATCAAGGTGGATTCAGGCATTTTTCCCGATGGTCCGCAGGAGTGTGACTACGTATCTCCCATTGGGGGTGCTGGGTATGGGTTTTTCGCGGTTCCCGGAATAGGAGCAACTGTACTCATTGGAAAAACTCCCAACCAGAACTTTTGGCTTGGATGCTTATATGCAGCTGGACAACGAGACCTTCCTAATACTAAAACTCAACCTTACATACTGGGTGAGGCGACCCAACTTCCCAAAAACGAAGTAATGGATAACGGAGAACCAACTCCCACGACCCCTGAGGTAGGTTATGGAGTTCCGAATGAATCGGATGTCTATAGGGATAACTATTTGCCTGATTCTTTCGTATTAAAACATCCTAAGGGACATGGTCTTACTATGTCGGATAAAAATACTCCTGAACGACAAATAAATGAAATAAAATTAAAATCAGGAGGAAACAAGAGAGTCATTCTCAGTGACGCTCCCGCTGCGGCGGGGGGAGGGAATATTCTACTTATAGATGAGAATAGTAACCAAGTAAGAATTACAAGTGATGGGTATATGGGTGTAACGGATAACTCCATCATAACCAGCGTTGGCGGAAACGTAGAGGTTGATACAAAATCGGGTTCCATATCACATACCATTAGTAATAAGAGCATTCATGATTTTTCAATTGATAATTTAGGGTCGGGAAATGTGGACCTTACTGCCCATAATGGACATATCACCTTAAATGCAGAGAGTGGGATTTCCTTACAGTGTGGTAGTTGTAGTATCGAGGTAAGCCCTGATAAAATAACCATAAACGGTCCAACGGTTCAGATGACTGGAAATCAGTTAGATTTGGATGCCGATATCAGCACCGGTTCTCTCATAAATCTCAATTCCCAAGCCGTTAACGTGGCTGGCGCGAATGCGGTTAACCTCAATTCCCAAGCCGTTAACGTTGTGGGGGATAGTGGGGTTAATGTTGAGAGTTCTACTGCGGTTAAAATAAACTCTAACGACGTTAACGTTTCGGGCATGAGTGGGATTAATCTTGAAGTGAACACGGACTCAGGGATCCAAGCCATTACGGGTCCTCGGGTTTTGGTAACATACCCGATCCCTGGCACACCCATCGAACTCTCTCTGGCTCCGGGTGTAACATATAATGGACAACAAATGGTCGTATTTGGTGTACCGGAATAATAACCTAAATAAAATAGACAAATGATAATACCTTCTGTGAAATCTTTTAACTTACTGTCTAACCAGGCATTAACGGCTTTGGCTAATTCTTTTACTTTGGACATAGCAACCAAGGAGGTTGCACTACAAACTACTAAAGCCCAAACGGCGAAATTGAAGGGAGAAGACACGATCCCGACTTGGAACTCTGGAAAGGTTCAGGTGTCTAACAATGGCGGACCCGCTGCTGAAGAAAATCAGCGGAGTTTAATTGATCCCGCAGTAACGGACGCGAACGGAGCAACCCTACTCAACGATTCAGAGACGAACCCTACAGGGGCACCCGTCTACGCCCCAGGTACCGTTCCACCCGATACATCTAGCGGGGATATATCCGACATGGCCTCGGAAGTAAACGAGTACTACTCGGCTGCCGCGATGGCGCCCAAACCGAGCGGTATAACACTAGGTAAAATCGCCAGCTATGCAATGGCAGCAGCGAATTTAGCAGCACAAATTGCTAGTTTATCCGCCGCTAGAGATGCTGCCATAAATATTGTAGAAAAAAGAGCGACGGGGGAACTTCCCAACCCAGTACTAAACTTTTCCGCAATCGACCTTGAAGAGCTCCCACCCTCTAGTCAAGAGAAGATAACCGCCGCTATGGATACCAATGAAGAGATCATCAAAACGCAAATTATAGCGCCTTTTGTAGAGAATCAAAGACTATTAAAAACATTGAAGGCTCAAGTATCCGGAACCTTGTCTGATGTAGATCCTATTTTCGACTTAGACTTCGGTCCCCCAATCTCTACTAGTAATCAATTTGTTTTGTCACGAGATGGGTTATATTACAATTCACGGACCTCGGATGTCCCCATGATTCTTCCTGATCCGGTAACACCAGAGATGGCGAATCTTCAATATGCTTCTAACATTGGTGGTCGGGGCTTGTCGTTCACTGAGGAAGACGCAGAAAGTACAGTCGATTCAATTTTTGATTTAAATAGGGCATATGAGAAAGAAAACCCTAGGGTTGATTCGTTTATTAAGTATGATGATGTCGTTCAGCAGTTTAAAGATGATAAAATGTCGCATATGAGTGAGGTATCCGGATACATTGCCGAGGTTTTATCAAATGGATATGGTTCGACAGACGCTATCGTCCAGTCTTACACTGCGCAGCTAGGCGCTGTAGCGTCTGTATATGATAGTAAAATAAAGAAGCGCACCAGGCAGCTTACAATCGCGGCTCTTTTCGGTAGGGACGCTTTTATAGTAACAAATAGAACTCATCCCTTAGGAGAAGGCATGTTCTTTCAGTATGAAGCCCCGAGGGGAAAAGCTTTTGAGTATAAGTTACAGTACGATGACTTAACGGATGCGCTTAAAAGTTCAACCTTCTACACTTTAGAAGGTGGTCAAACAGTTCTGTATAATACCAAAACTAAAAAAATAATAGATTACCCTGATACTGACAATATTTTAGCGCTAGTAGGGTATTGGAAAGAAATCCCTCGAATTCCCATCAATGATTTTTCTTATCTAAAGCAGTCGGATATTCCCCTCCGCGTACAGAAAAAATTAACCTTATTTTCAGAGGATCTAGACACTATTATTGCACCATACCAAGCTAAATATGTCGTGGCTCCGGCGAACCAACCAATGGGGTCCATTGGTAATTTGGGTGTAGACCCCATTGGTTTAGGGGACTGGACACACCGACAAACCTCAGCCAGCCTAAGTGCCACCACTCCTTTATATAAATCCTTAACTGATGATATTGTGTCTGACGATTTATTAATTTGCTACAATTTTCTCGATCCCGACGCAGTAACACAACCCTCTGGAACTTTATACGCTTTGAATAACGCTGCGGAAGGTTCGGATCGCATGGACGGGAAATTAGTGGGGTACGATAAATCACTTGTGTTCCCCTCAGGAGTGGGACAGGCTTATTTTGGGGGGACTATTTTTGACGAACAAGCATCCATGAACACCACCTGGGAGGATATCAAAGGTTCATATGTGAGATTACCAAATTCAACCAAGAATTATAATATCCTACAGCCTAACCTTCCTTTCTATGGGGTAAGACCTCTGGACAACTTATTCTATAGCCAGGAAGGAGTAACGTTGGATTTTTGGGCTTACGTACCTAATGTCCATACGGACATGACTGATAATCATAGGTATAGACTAGTGTTAGCAAGCGAAAATAGTGGTCCCACATCCGCTCCTTTCATTACTGGTGCAACTCAATCTAATGTTAGTCAAGGGAAGGGTTTAACCGCAGGAGGGACTAATTTTTCTCGAACTATAGGTATGATAATGGGCTGGAGAGATAGAGGATCTCCCACAGACAGTGGGGCTTGGTATTCAAGTGGCTTAGAGTTTTGCATTGCGCCCACTGTAGGTCAGAATCAATCTTATGCGACTACGCCGGATACCACATGGGGTCACAGTGTATGCATTGCTGAAAAATGGGATCCGTCTGCCGGGGTTACCCCCCAACCTGACCAAATCACACAGGTGGGAATGTTCATCCCTAGCTCTATACTTACATCGAGTGGATTTGGGATTAAAGACGTTAGCTCGGCATACCATCACATTAATGTTTCTTTTGATTATAAAAGAAATAAAGTAGATTTTAATTTTGACGGTGAGTTACTTACAACTTCTTCCTTAAGCAATGTTTTTGGAGGAAACCCCGATGATACAGTTTTACCTACTGCCGTACAGATGAAGTTAGAGGATGAATCCGCTGAAGTTTACTTTAACGATCCGATGACTGAGAGCTTTTTAGGAAATACCGTTTACGATGAAAGGTGTACGCCTGAACGAGTAGCTTTCCCAGTGTTCACTCCCTGGATCATCGGTGGAGGGTACAGCGATAATATACCTATAGTTCCAGGAACGAACTATAGACCTCAAGGTTTCTTAGGAAGCAATACTAACAACATTCACCAAAATACTCAATATGGCGCTTCTGTATCTTCTATAACTATAGGAACCCGGGGAGATTATATCGTAGGTCAGCATACCCCACCTTTATCAGGTGGTAAAGGAGGATCAGCTTCCGACAGAAAAAAAATCCCTCGAAGTGGTCTAGATGGATTTGTTGGAAGTTTTAAGATTTATGCTCGACCTCTAACTACTAGTGAAGCTAAACGTAATTTTGATAGCCAAAAAGGATTTTTTCAAAATATTTTAATACCTACC